TTTTGCTAGTTCAGTTTTATTTATTTTGTCAGTCATATTCTTATTATTTTGTCTTACATTCATTCTATATTAATAATTAAATTTAATCAAAAATTATTAACCTATTAACCTAATTATTTTTATACTTAGACGGCCAATAAACAAGCTCCCGCCAACCGTATTACTTTTGGGCCTAGAAAGAACCTATACCCCCCCTATATCTTGCAC